ACAGATACGGCCCGGGGCAAGCCATCAAGCCGACAGTGCCGGACCGGTCAGACTCAGGGCCGACGTACCGGACCTTGACACATCCGGCAATACACCTAATATTGTTTGTCACACCAACCTCATAGGCACCACTAAAAATCTGACTAGCCGAGGAATACGTGTACTGTGTACCCGCAGTCCCGGCCACATGCGATGCCTTCCAAAAACTATTGGAACCAAGCTGAAAAACATAGGCCCCCTCTACCGAGGACCCCTCAGCTGGAATTAAAACGCGATAACGCCTAAATTGCCCAGTGCCCAGACCTGTGTAGACAGGCCCAGCAAGTGGGGCATTACAGGGGTCACGAAGGAGCCTAGCATGGGCTAGGGCTCCGGCATCCATAAGGCCTCTGGGGGCCTGTCGGGGACCACCGGCGCGTCGGCTGCCCCCCGCCCTGGCCACAACAATGGGCCGGGTCTTTGATTTATTCTTTTTGTTGGTCGTTTTGCGCTGTTTCATGACAGGTCGTCAAACAGTTGTGGAAGACTGTGCCCCTGGGGACACTCGTCCACAGTCATGCGGCACCCCCATTGGTCCAGGATTGACTCCAGTGCCTCCTGTGCATCGGGCAGAATCCCAAATGCTCTCCAAAAGGAGTACCTGGTGGTGGGTGCCACGGGCCCCAGGCCTCTCGACATGCCCTTCTGCATGTGGTAGAAGCCTGTGGAGGAGTACCAGCGATCTTCATGCACTTTCAGCTTGCCTGGCACGCCGCTGTTACGAATAAGGGCGCCATAGAAGCTATTGTACAGGGGGATCCCCCCAGCAATAGCGGCTCCTCCCTTACCAACGGCGTCAAACCAGCTAGCTGCATGGTGCCGGGCATCCAAAAGTGTGGTGCTGTCCTTGGCAAGGGCCACGCGCGGGGCCCGAACCATGATCCATCCCTGCGGCGTGAGGACGGGCCGGCATTGGCAGAACTCAATGCGCTCAAACTCGTACGTGGGTGCCTCTACTTTCATGGTGAACCCACACTCGAGAAACCAGTCTCGAAGGGTCTCCAATTTGTAGAGGTCGTCGCGCTCGAAGATGAGAACGCAA